GGTCCTGTTCCGCCATGCCCTTCGGCATTTTTGTTGCCCGGCTGACCGCCTTTCTTTTTTGCAACGTTGCGTTTATTTTTTTGCAACGTTGCATTATCCCAGTCATATCGATTCTTCCAGCTTCGAACCGTCCCTTCCGGAACTCCCAAAGTGCCGGCAATCTCTATTAATTTCAGACCTTTTGCATATAATTTTCTGGCCTGCTCCACCCGCTGATCCGGTGCTCTTGCCAAGCCTCACCACCTCTCATTCGTTTCGTTTTTGAGTATAAAAAAGGCAGTCTTTATGAAAGACCGCCCGCTGTACTATTTTACTTTTCCTTTTTTTCTATAAGCTTCATCAAGTCATCTGATAAGTAACTCACTTCCTGCTGTACTGGAAACACATCTTTAATCTCATTTGGAGCATCTATTGCAGAATAAAATTGCATTCCCTTGTCCATCCAATAGGCAAGCTTTTCAAGACTTCTTCCCGCTTTATCTTTCTCTTCTCCATCTTTTAATTCTCCAAGCTCCTGCTCCAACTCACTCACAGAATTTTGTGTTAAGATTTTGTTGGTTTTCTTGAACGCATCCAACACCTCGGCTGCTATTCCATTTTTTAATTCCAGTGATCGCAATGCTTCTTCCTGCATTTTTACAGTCGTTGCGTGTGATTTGATTTTTGCAGCAGCATCTACAAGTTTACCCAAATTAGATAATACAGTTGTTGCCGCTGCTCCTGCAATCAAAAAAGTTAACCATGTAGATCCAACATCGACAGAACCATATTTGATGCTCGCATCTTTTGAATTTAAATATGGACATTGACTTAATATAAAATTCAAGTCTGAAATACATCCTGCGAAATCATCCAAATTTTGAAATTCCGGCATTTTAATATCAAATCCATATTCTTTTTCTGCCACTTTTTGTGGATTTATAGCTTCATATGTTCGAATTATTGTCTTCATTGCAATAACTAGCTGTCTTTTATATTCCTTAAATGTGTCTGCCACCGTTTCGGTGATATCAAATTCATCCACATCACGATACATGATTGGAATTGATTCATACAGCTTTTGTACACTTTCACGCAATGGCGTTATCTTAGCCAGTTCATTTAAGATAATACTTTTTTCATTCCAACCTTCAATATATTTAACAGGCCCTGCTGTTATTACTTTAGATCCAATTTCCATATTTTGAACCGTTTCCAAATACATTTTACATGTATAATACATTCCATATAACCTCATTTTCATTTCCGCCTTTCCACAAAATCTTAAATCATAATATCTCATTTCTATTTTTTTTACAACAAAAAACGACCTGTTTTCAGATCGTCTTTTGTATCGCTGATTTTGTGGAAGTCTCCAGTCAATGGAGAGTTGGAACGGCAGGACTCGAACCTGCGCCCTTGTCGACTTATTCGACTGCTTCTTCCTTCTGAGCTACGTTCCAGTTGGTGCAGGGTACCAATCTGCACCGTGCATCATTCGGACTTTTTCCACGGGCTGATGCCGCCCAATCAGCGGCCAGGCTGTGACACCTGACCGCCGCTCAAAATACATGCAAGGAGATTTTTAGGAATGATCCCTTATCCATTCTCTGGCTCTTACAGCATACCACAGGTATGGTATACCATTCTATTCCATCTTGAAATTCGTCAATGCCCTTCCGTGGATTCTATGCACCTGAGTCCATCCATATCCCATTCGCTCAGCGATCTGCTCCCACTGCAACCAGTGTATGTATCTCAGTCTCAAAACTGTTTTTTCGGTCTCATCTTGCATTGCCTCAATCCGCTGCGTAATTTCTCGCCGGATTCTGATCCGCTGCTCCATCTGATCTTTCAACTCTGTCAGCAGCTCATCAAGCTGCGCGGCATACTCTGAAAGATCCATGCAACTGCTCCCATGCGGCATCCCGTCTTGGATCAGCGCCGGAAACATTTTATTCATCCGCAGATCATCGATTTCTTCCTGAATCTCTTTTTCTGCCAACTCTGCCACATGGTATCTCTTCAGGTATTCTTTTTTCTTTTCATTCTCTTCTTTGTACTGCTCCATGGGTACCACCTCCCTGTCATTTCCATTAACATCCTTTCGTTCTGACTCCTAATCAGCATTATGTTTCCGCTTTCCGTGCTGTTCGTTCCACTTCTTTAAATATTCTTCCTGCTCCGCATCTTCTTCCGGATCCTTTGGACGCTCTGTCCGGTTCAGTAGCCACGCCGCCACGCCGATCATCCCTGCGCAGGCAAGCAATTTTCAATAATTTCTCTCATACCCTATCCTTTCCGTAAGATCTCAAGTCTTACTCTATCCCATTCATCCAGCAGTTCTTGTGGATAATTATCTTTCACTTTCTCAATGTTTCTTTTTATTCTGCAGATTCCGTTTTCTCTCGCAACTCTTCCGATCGTAGTTTCCGATACCCCTGTTCTGTCCACAATCGTTTTATACATTTCACCCCGTTGCAACGCCTCCAGAATCATTCTCTCCATCTCTTCCGGTATTTTTCTCATATTCCATCTCTCACAAATAATTCCGGCCGAAGATCTCTCGAAAATTTAATTCCGGATAATTCTCTTCAAACACCCTCTGTCCTTCCGCCTGCAGATATTGGTTGGCTGCTCCCGCCGGATCCTGATGCACTGCTCTCGCAGATGTCCGGTGGCATTCCGGGCAGATATAGACTTTCAATCCGTATTCTTCTGATAAGTGTCTGTTGGGACCGCCGAAGATGTGGTGCTCCTCCAGCACCGGCTTCCAATTATTATCTCCCTCTCTTGCGCAGAGATAACAGATTCTACTCTCCTTGTTCTGCAGCAGACTCTTTCCGTGCTTCTTTTTCTTTTTTCTCTTTGTTGGTTTTGGATATAACATTTTCTCCTCCTGCTTACATAAATGGAATATCTTCATCGACACCATCCGGGATAGTCATGAAACCGTCCATATTTGCCTGCGGTGTTGCGCCCTGCTCCCGCGGACGTTCCGCGTTCTTACCCTCTCCAAACTCCTGCTCTTCCACAACCACATCAGTTGTGTAAACCTTCCTGCCTTCACGGTTCGTATAGCTTCCGGTTTGGATCCGGCCGGTGATGGCGATCTTCGTTCCCTGCCGCAGATATTTCTCTGCAAATTCTGCCTGACGGCCGAAAGCAACGCATCCGATAAAGTCTGCAGTTGCGGAATCACCCTCTCTGTGAAATCTACGGTCAACAGCCAGTGTGTAACGGGCTACCGCCGTAGAATTCTCTCCTGAAGAGTATCTGACATCCGGATCTCTGGTTAATCTTCCCAGTAATATAACTTTATTCATGCTCTTTTCCTCTCTTTCCTACTCGTGTTCCGCGGATCCGGAACGCTCGCTGCGTTCCTGGCTCCGCATCTGTCTCCAGAATTTCCTCATCTATGAGTTCCTGAATATGTCTTCTTACTGTTGACATGGATATTCCCAACGCGTCTGCAATTTCTTTGTAGCTTGGTGGATAGACATGAACCGTGATGTACCTCGCAATAAACCGGTATACATCTTCCCGGATCGCTGCTCTTTCTTTTCTGCTATGCATCCGTGCCTCCCTCTTGTTCGAATTCATATCCTCTTTCATCAACCAGCTTCTGCATCCACTGATACAGTTTCTTCTGATCCGCAAAAATATCCGCTGGAAGATATTTCGAGAGATACACGGACAGCCCCCAGGCGGTAAGGGTATCAAAATAATCCTTTCTCGGCATTGCCTTTCCGACCACTTCGATACTCTCTGTACCCGGATAATCTGCAGGAAGATTCATCTGCCCTGGCAACTGCTCCTGGACATCTTCCGTTTCGTTTTGTACGACTTCCGGCTCACTGGATACTTTTTCTTCTACTTTCTGCGAATCTTTTAATTGTACTGTCCCAGATTTCTCTTCTTCTGTACTTTGGGACGCTTCTCTTTCTGGCTCTTTTGGCTCCCCTGAACTCGTCTCTTCCTCTGTATTTACAATGGTTTTCGGCATTTTAAATTGCGCCGGCGCAATTGGCGTTTTCTCATTTTTCTCCTCTAACTGCATTTTGGGATGATTATCTTCCGGCGGCTGCTCCTCCGCTTCCATTTCACCCTCGTCAGAATCATTTTTCTGATAGAGTGTCTGATCTTCTAATTTTTCCCTTGATTCATGCTCTTCTCCGATCGCCTCCTGCTCCACTGCCGTCTCTTCATGCTTTTTCTCAAAGATTTTCTTCGAAATCTCAAAGAACTCATCCCAGCTCATCGGCCGCGGGGTCTGACCAAACTGCTTGATCTGAATATTCTGCTCATACATCGCGGCGAAGAACAGACCCATACGAAAGGTTTTGGTTCCGGACGGATTAACAATCTCTGCCATTTTTTCAACATTCCATTCCGCGTATGCTGCGCTCTGCGCCAGCTCCTTTTCTATCTCTGGATTTATTTCGAAGAACTTCTGCACCAGTTTCTCGATCGAGTCCGCCTGCTCCGCATCCGGCTCCGACTTGTTAAACCGTTTCAGCTCCCGAATATCCTCTCTGGATGTTTCGGGGCAGATCATCTGCCGATCACTCTCCGGCAGTTTCAGCATCTCTTCCAACTGGCTTCTTCCCATGTCAGCGTATTCCGGCCGAAGATGTTCAGAATATCCATCAACGGAATATTCTCTGTTGATGCTCATAAACCGGCTGGTGATAGACGGTCCCAGGCCATACTCAGCCTGAGCAAATTCCGCTATGCTTTTATACCCATCTTGTTCATAGAGCTTCTGATCATCAATCTGTCTCAAAGCGTATCCAATCCGGACAAAGCTCTGTTTCACTCCCAGGAGTTCCTGTTTCAATTTCTGTTTCATCTGTACCCAGTCATCCAGGGTCAATTGCACATATTCCATACTTTCCTCCTTACGCTATGGCTGCCGGCCGGATCATCTCTGACAACGTTCCTGTTTTCAGTTTCTTCAGCCAGGTATTCAGCCATTTCCGCATATTCTCTCTATCTGGTTTTCTGTCTTTATCTCCGTACCATTGCAGAATTGTCGGATTTTTTGCATCGATCTCAACTGTGATATACGGTACATCAGGCTCCTCTCTGAATCTAAGCATTAATATGTATGTCTGCCCTGTGTTGTGTTTTCCCAAGTAGGCGTTTCCTCCCACACAATGATGAAGAAGACGCCCTTCCATGACAATTTCCTCTGCTGATCGAGCCGGTCTGATGATATATCTATCGTCTTCGTAATAATATTTATTTCTGAGTTTTTTGTAGCTTTTTCGAATTTCCGGATAACGTTCTGCCACCTCTTCGAGATGTCTATCCATTTTTGCTTTGTTGGATTTCATTACCAGTTTATTATGTGCCGCCTCTAAATCCCGCGGCTGCTGATAAACCGAATTACTAAGGTCATATCCCGCATTCACTCGCATACTCAGATAATCTGCATAAGTTATGGCCGTGTGTCTGATTCGTTCTGATGCGCTGTAGCAGCCCGTACCATACTCACATCCAGCATATTTTTCTATACGATTAAGCAACTTCTGCAAAGTCATATATCTGGTAGCCATTGCCACCTGTGCCCCGCTCAAACCGGTCTCTGCCAAATGTTCTATCTGCGTATCTGTCCAGTTCTTCCCTTGGCGTCTCTCCATCTGCATCACTTCTAGGAGATGCGTATCCCCTTTCTTCTTGATGAGCTGTTGTACCCTTTCTTTCCGAATTCCAAGGAACTGATCCGGCCTCCTGGCATTCTCATCAGCAACTATTCCGTAGTAGCATTTGACTAACTTTTCTACTATATCCGTCATTCCAAGCTTCACCAAAATTTCAATCTGTGGCGTCCGGTTATAACACTCTAAGTAGTCAATCGGATTGATTTCTCTTACGTTCTCTGCAAATTCCCGCAATGCGCTATACTGGAACATTGTCCCTTTCATTTCTTCGTAGGTTTCTGACAGGATTAATCCGGAATGGATGAAGATAGGCGATCTTCCACACAAGTTGCAGTCATCCCAAAAATCTTTTCCCGTGTATGAATTATATTTTTGATAATCTATCTGGATCTTTTTCCCTGGAGTCCAATATGCTCTCGCAATTTCTATTCCGGAAAGTTCTTCGCAGGCATTGTACATCTCTGGTTCTTTATCTCCGCAGATGAAGCCCAATATCCATTTTTTCGACACTTCCACATACCGCATAACCATTCCATTCTCTTTATACTTCTGCCCTAAAAACAGATATATGGTTTTACTATAATCTCCTTTCACTTTTCCCTGGCATTTATATTTTCCGCGTACCCCGCACATTGGACAGGTACCATACTTGCCCTCTCTCGGTTCTTCCGTCCATCTCTGGAACTGGCTTTCATAGGAGATCCCTCTTTTCCATCTTGCATCTGTTACTCCCCCGCACTTGCTGCAAGCTATCTGCGCCCAGCAACCATGCTTCTTGTAATACAAATAATGTTGGTTATGAAAACAGAGACTGTCTGCTCTGGCCAAGATCTCTTTTTCCGGTAATTCCTTGGTATGTGATATTCTGTCTGCCAGTGCCTCCTTGCGGCGCACATATTCTCTATGCTCCCTGTCCCGTCTCGCTGTCGCTACGATTTCTTTTTCGTGCCTATATATGTATTCCCACCAGCGTTTTTCATTGTAGACGGGGCTTTCGGTTTTGCAGAACTTTTTTATTCTTTCCAGATCATCTATACTTTGAAGAATATTTTCTTTCTCCGTCTGCTCCCAGCTCGATGGTTGTTCTACCCATATCATCTCTCTCCTGTCTGTCTCCACTCTCTGCCGGGTCCATTCTCCCCCTGGCCAATACGTACCGAAATCCTTTTTTGTAAGCACGATACGCACCAGCGGCGTTTCTTTGTATTTCTTTTTATTTCGATACACTTCCAGGAACAGATGCTTTTCATGGCCTACAATTTTAACCGCCGTGACACCGATGTATTTGACCTCTTCTTTTGAACTGATTTTCCGTAATCCCAAGTAAGGAATTTTTTCAATCGCTTTCTTTTTCATCCGTCCCACCTACTTCCCCATATAGTATTCCGTTATGATCTTCTTTGCCGTAGCCATGCCTGGCTCACCATGATCTACTCTGCCTGTTATTCCGGCTGCTTTTAATATTTTCTTGTCAACTGTTTTTCGATTTTTATATGACCATTTCAGCAAGGCACCAATGCAGCCGCATAAGCTCTTCCCCTTTTTGCGCACCTGGTATGCCATTACTTCATTGTTCATACACTGTGCTTTGACGTATTCTGTCCAATCAGCCAGAAGTTCTTCTGGTTTTAATTCTTCGGCCTCGACCTCGATCTTGCCAAGCGCTGCTGTCGTTGCATCACACAGCGCCGGCAGATCACCAGCGCAGAACATTTCCACGAAATCCTCTGGAATCCCATTTTCCGCAGCCATCGCCTTCAAACTTCCGATATCTCCTTCATTGAACAAATTTTCTGCCAATTCATTGATTTCCTGGAAGGAATTCATTTCTCCAAATCTCTCAAACATCCTATTTCCCTCTTTCCATTTTCTCCATCTCGCTCTGCAGCCAGGCACTGTACGCGTGCCGTCCCGGAGCGATCGTGATTGTATGTATTTTGATTAAATTTGCCAGCTGCTCCCAGCCACTCCGGTATTTGATCGACTCCCCTTTTGCATTGGTGAATCCATTCTGCTCCCACGCAGAGAGCTGACGCAGTAGCATCTGCAAAACCCACTCATCCGCTGCATGAATCGTGATCCGGCTCGGCTTTTGATACCGGCGAAGTGCTTTGATCAGAACCTGCAGCGTAATTCCATGCATTGTGCCAGTCATCTCACCCAGTTGGTATACTGTTCTCCCTCCCGGAGCTTCCAGCACATAACCCCACTTACGCTTTTTTTCCTGCGGTGCGCTTATGCTTGTCTCGACGTAAACGTCGGTCGCCATCATAGTCTGTTCGCCTCCTCTCCAGACGGATCATCGTATACTGTCTGTATTTGTATCCGGTTACCGGGTTATATCCCTCATAAATCTTTGCTATGTAATACCCTTTGCGGGGCTTTGCCTCCTCCTGCCAGCGGACAAGTTTCTGAATTTTCGGCTCCGGCAGCGGCATATTCCTTGAAGTGTTATAGCTCGTTTCTTTTAACCGCGGCTTCGCAGCGTCCCCGTTCGATTTATGTTCGGTCCGGTGTTCGCTCTTGGTCAGATAGCTGGCGATCTGGTAAAAATCTTCGCTGTAAAACTGACTGTTTTTGATTTCACACGACCAGACACCGCCTTTTCCCCATACCTGCTGTAAAATACTGGCTGTATCCCCAACCTCGTTAAGAACAATGTGGATATGCCAGGCTCCCTTTGTTCCCCGCTCAATATTCCGGATCCAGAACAATTCATATCCCCGTTTTTGATATTCCTTGCGCACTTTTCGGATTGTCTTTTGAAAATCTTTCAATGCCTCTTTCATATTGGGTGGCCTCTTGTCCTGCCGGTAAGTCAGCGTTGCAAGACAGTCGCCCTCATGGAAGTACGTCATCATCCGCAGCTGGCATCTCCGGATCTTCTCTCTCTCGTTTGCCTGCCGCATCTGCTCCTCTGTCGGCTTTTTCTTTTTCTCCCGCCGCTGTCCCGGCGCTCCATATCGGCCATCGTGGAACTCTCTTATCTCGAGAATGTCTCCCCCACGAAGCCTGTATTCTTCCCGCTTTGTTCCCATCTGTCTGTCCTATCTTTAATATCTTTATCGAGTCCGAAAAGGGCAGAAGCAAGCCCTTTCAAATCCCAATTTTTTTGTTAAAAATACAGGCGGGTTTCCCCGCCCCGTTTGACATTTCGACAGCCGGGTGGTACACTAATCTTGTGAGGATAAGTATGCCATCCGGCTACGGGCTCCTGCTTTTTGGGCAGGAGCTATTTTTTATGTTTTTCTTCGTCCTGGTCCTCATACCGGCCCAGCTTGTTGACCAGGTCGCCATACGCAAAAACAGAATCCATCTGACTCTCAAGCCGAAATGTTCCTGCGCGTTCCATCCAGATCCGGTATGTTCCATCTGGATTCTTTACCGTCAATCTCTCTTTTTCATTCTACGTTTCCTTATCCTTTCAGTGATCCGTTCCGGATCCACGCCGCAAACACTGCGTCCCGGCGCTCTTCTTCCCACTCTTCCTGCTCCTCGCGGCACTCTTCGATGTAATCGCCGATCTTCTTTGCCACGAGCGCCAGAAGGAACATTCCAGCTCCCAGGGCGGCGCGGCCCCACAGATCCGAATCCACGCCGCCGATGTAGATCCATGTACCAACCGCGCCGACCGCCAGCGCCGCTTTATCTGATCTCTTCATTTCTGCGTCCTTTCATACCCCATCGACTCCACCGCGGCTTCCATCCGCTGGCGAACGATCTCTTTTATTTTTTCTTCTCCGAGTTCCTCTGCTGTATACTGCTGTCCCCCGATTGTAATTCGGGTAACACACATAATTTCATTCACAAAGCCTCACCTCTTCTTTATGGTATGCACCGCCCATCGGCTATGCTTTTTCCTTTGTGCAGTTTTGACCTGACCTGCCATCATCAGACACAAGGCAGTCACCCCTTGTATGACGGCCATTGCTGGCCGTTTCGGCTATTCCTATTGACTTTTGTTTTTACACTGTGTTAAAATTTCCATATCAAATTACAAAGGAAAAATTGATATGTCTTGGACTCACTCTGTTCCACTATGGCTGCAGTACACTGGCAATATTGTTGGAATTATTGGCTTTCTGATTTCTCTAAAGACCTTACAGACCACTTGTTCTGTAAAGAAACAACTCACGGACAAATATGAAGTCAAAAAATTTAATGCTGAATTTGACCAAATTATTTCAAAGATAAATTCCCATATAAATTCAATCCAGCAGGATCAGATATACAAGAATGATGCCGTTAACTCTTACTCTCAGACCCTTTCAAATTTTATTGTTGACTTAGAATCCAGCTATTCTTTCCTGCCACATGAATGCACCAGTTATTTAAAGTCAATAAAATCAGCTGTAAAACAACCAATTATCACCTCGGAAAGATGGAACAATATTGCTGAGAATCTTATTCGTCTTAGAAATTTCTTAGAAAAGGAGCATAATTCACATGAATGACAAAAAAATAGTTGAATTCATTCAAAAGCTTTCCAAAGAAACTCTTGCAAACCGTATCGCCTGGAAAAGTGTCTGTTACTATCAAAACACTTCTTTTGATGCCGATAATTCGTTATCTTTGCTTTTTCAGGAAAACGAATTTCATCATATTGACTTCTTGTCTTCCTACTATGCCGTTATAGACTTTGGCATAATTATTGTTTTAAAAGAAGAAAATGAATCCGGCCGCGATGGGCTTTTGACTTCTGGATATAGAATTTATCTTCATGACGAATCGACCGGAACTACTTCCAATCTGCGATGCGCCGACAGCCTTTCTTATCAACTTGTTAATTCCATTCAGGTATATCTGGCAAATGCTGAATCAGCTGCAGAGTCCTTTATTGATAAGTATCTTGCTTCTAATGATTCTTCAGATAATCGTCAATAAACTTTTCGACCCAGGCGGGAAGCTCTTCCTCTTCGTTTTGCTGAATAGGTGGTTTTTCCCGCTTCTTTTTCCACTTCTTTATTCTGTACTTGATTTTTCCCTTGATGTTTAATTCTGGAAACAATATGACCACTAGGCACAAGCCGTTTACCGCCAGCAGCGTTATGTTTATCATAAATAGCTCTTCTTGGGTCATCTGTCACTCCTCCTCTACACATGGTTTCCAAAAGATCATCGGATCGACATCCAGATACTTGCATACCGTAAGAAACTCATCTACTCGCAGATCACGATCCCGTTTTTCGTTGAAAAGGCTGTTATATAGTGCGCTGTAGGGAATATTCACTTGCCTTGCCATGTCTGACAGATTGAGTCTTCTATGTTTAATGTACTCAGAAACTCTTTTCGTTGCTCCATCTGTCTTCATGCTTCTTCTCACCCCCTTCCGATGTCTCCTGCCCCTCTGGTTATTTCAAAGTTGTGGTTGTATTTCAGATGGATCCATGATGGACTGGAAAATAGAAAGGGGAATTTTTTCCTCGTTCCTTTTACAGGAGGCTTTCTACGATCATTTTAACTACCGCTAAGAAAGTCCCGATTTCTAAAGCGAGCTGAGTAAGTGCTACTATCACTTTCTCAGCTTTCTTTATTTTCAGTTATCATGGCATCCTGATTACTTCCTTTGTCTTATCATGCAGTTACATGGTTGAGTTTTTCTCAACTACGTGAGAAAAAAAATAAGCGTGTATATCAGAGTATGGAATTTCTAATGCTGTAATCGCATTCTCCATTTCATCCTGTCCCCAATCCACTACATTATTTAATTTATTGCTCACAGATACCTCGGACAGCCCAATGCTGCGCGAAAATTCGGCTTGAGTCCCAAATTTTTCTTTTATTCTACCGCGCAATTTTCTATAATCGTAAGGCATTTCTTTTTTTCACCTCCTTGTTAAGTTTTTCTCAACTATTTGTATAATATCACCCGTCAAAAAAAGTGTCAATCCTATTTTTTAAGTTTTTCTCAATTTTCATAAATAATCATTGATATTTTCTCAACCATGTTTTATAATTCCATTAAAGAAATCTTTAAGGAGGACTAGTTTTGAATAAAGTTGATATAAAAGAACGGCTCAAACAATGTCTTGAAATTCGTGGAATCACTCAATCTCAATTAGCCATTCGAGCTAATATTGATAAAGGTCAGTTGAGTTCATATATATCCGGAAAGTATAAGCCTCGGCAAAACAATATAGACGCACTCGCAAAAGCTTTAAATGTCAGTGAAGCCTGGCTTATGGGATTCGATGTCCCGATG